GGGCAGGGGAGCCGCTGGTCTGGTTGCCCTGGCAATGCCTGGTTGCGATGATCCTGCTCGCCCGCCGGCGCGTGGTGAACGGCACCAAGACGGATACCCCTGCTACCAAGGCGCTGCTGCTGGTTGTGTCACGCGGCGCAGGGAAGACCGAGTTCGCGGCGTCGATGATCATGGCTGCGATGCGCGACCCGGAAACGCGCCTCGAGTTCGCGTCGGTTGCTCCGGACGGTCGCCTGGCGCAGAAGACCTTTGAGCGAATGCAGACCATGAGCCAGACGCTCGACGCCAAGGAATGGAAGGCGACCGGCGGCAGCACGCCGGCGCACCCCGGCAGGGTGAAGCACGGCGGCAACCGGTACATCTCGCTCCCCTGCACGGACAAGGCGCTCGACGGCCTCACGACTCGCCTGGTGGTGGCTGACGAAGTGGCTCGCATGGAGTCGGCGTTCGGTCGCCTCCTCACCGGCTTGGCGAAGTTCGCGACCAGCCAGACGCTGCTCATCACGACGCCTGACCCGGAGCAGAAGACCAGGCCAATTTGGGGCTACTGGGACGCTTGCGAGCGGGCCATTAACGACGGCACGCCCTATCCGCCAGGCTGGTGGCCGCTGCTGTACGGGCTCGACCAGGACGATCAAGCCGCCGACCCGAAGGCGTGGCCGAAGGCGAACCCGTCGCTCGGCGTCATTGTCGACCCGGCGCAGCTCGAACTCGCCGCCAGGACGATGCTCGAGAGCGGCGACCCGGCGCAGATCGCCGAGTTCGAGACGCAGCTTGCGTGCCGATACCACGAACTGGCGACCACGGACGTTGACCTTGGCGTGCTCGAGCGGCAGATGCAGGAAACGGATTGGTCCCGCCTTGCCGGTGCGCCAGCCGTCATCGGCATCGACCTTTCTCGCGGCGGATACGGGGCGCAGCTCGACCTGACCACCATCTGCCTGATGGTCGTGGACGGCAACACGATCCGCGCCCGCAATGTCTCTTGGTGGGCCGGGACCGACATCCAACTCGACGAGCGGCGCTGCAAGAACCCGCTGGGCGCGTGGGTGGAGCAGGGATTCCTGCGTCGGATGCCCGGCGAATGGCACGACATGGCCGTCATCGAGGCCGAGATCGAGGCGCTCATGGCTCGGTTTGACGTGCGTAAGATCGGCGTCGACCCGCACCCAGCCCAGGCAAAAGACATCAAGCGTTGGGCAGATCGTGGCTGGCCGATCATTCCGGTTGACCAATCGATCCGCACGATGGCGCCCGCGTGGAAGTTGTGGGGCGACTTGCTCAAATCGAAGCAACTCATCTACGAACCGGACCCCGTGCTCCGCTCGGCGCTCAACGCCGTGCGCTTGATCCGCGACAACGTCGGCAACACGCGCCCGGTCAAGGGCCGAAGCAACGGCAACACCGATGCGGTGGTCGCTGGCAACATGGCTGCGCTGCTGATGGAGCACCACCAAGTGCGTGAAGCAACTGGTCTCTCGACTTCGTCGTGTCCCATTGGATAGACACGGTTACAAGAATTCCGGGTTGACGTTTCGGGGCAGAGTTGTTCCATCTGCTCCGTGGGCATCTTTGCACGATTCTTCGGCTTCAAGTCCGGCGTCGCGATCTACACGCGACCCGAGCCGATCATTGCGTCACCGGCTGACGCGATCCCCGCTGTTGTTCGTGCGACCAACCTGATTTCTGCGGATATCGCTCGCCTTCCCGTGTCGGTCTACGACAGCGAAGGCCAGGAGATCGAGGGCCATCCGGTTGAGATGCTTCTCAACCGCGATGCCAGCCGCTGGCAGTCCGGCTACGAGTTCCGCCGCTACACGACCTCGGTCGCGCTGACGCACGGCAACGGAATCGCGCTGATCCGACGCGGAGGCGACGGCGAGATCGCCGAGCTTCAGCCGGTGCCCGCCGACGCGATGAGCGGCGAGATCACCGAAGAAGGCGTCCAGTACCGCATCGGAAGCCTGGTGATGAATGCCGACCAGGTGCTGCATATCGGTGCATATCCGGATCATCTGAATCCGTGCTGGTACCGCTCGCCGCTCGACGTGGCCCGCCACGCCATGCAGCTGGCTGCGGACGAGAACGGCGCCCACGCGTCGCTGGTGCGTACCGGCTCGATGGGCAAGGTCGCGATCTCGCACCCGGGCGCGATGTCTGATCAGACCGTTCAGGCAATTCGCGACGCATGGAACACCATGCACGCGACTGCCGATGGCGCCAGCCGCCCGCTGATCCTGCGCGAGGGCATGAAGGCCGAGAAGATCTCCCAGGAGACAAGCGGCACGATGCTTGAATCCCGGCGCTTTAGCGTCCAGGAGATCGCCCGTGCTTTCGGCGTTCCGCCGGAGATGCTGTTCCAGCAGGGTGGCGGAGCCCTTGTGAGCCAAAGCGAAGTCGCCCGCGCCTACGCGGACGGCGCGATCGCGGCGTGGGCTTCCGCGTGGGAGTCGGAGCTCACGCGGAAGCTCTGCCGCCCTGGCGAGTTCGTGCGGATCGACACGACGGCAATCGTGCGCGGCAACCTCCGCGACGCGGGCATGGCGTTCTCGAAGCTCGTCCTGGCTGGCGTGATGTCGCCGAACGATGCTCGCCACTACCTCGGGCTGGCTCCGGTGGTTGGCTTGGACACGCCGACGGTCTCGATGCCTGGCGGCGCCAGCGCTGCGTCCGGACCTGACAACGTAGGGGACGAAAATGTTTGAGCTTCGCACCGCGACTTTCGAGCGCAGCGGCAACAAGCTTGCCGGTTATGCCAGCGTCTACAACGCGCCCAGCCTCCCGCTCACGGTGCGCGGCGTCAACAACGGCAAGCCGTTTGTGGAGCGCGTCGCGCCCGGCGCGTTTGACCGCTCGCTCGCTGCCAACGTCTCGCTCCTGATCGGTCACGATCGGCGCGAGCTTCTCGCCAACACCAAGAGCGGGCTGCTCCAGCTCCGCTCCGACTCCAAGGGCCTCGCGTTTGAGGTCGATCTCCCGGACACGCAGAAGGCCAAGGACGTTCGCGCCCTAGTCGAGGCTGGCGTGCTCTCGGAGATGTCGTTCGGTTTCTTCGTCCGCTCCGACGCCTGGATGGGCTCGGAGCGCACCCTCACGGAGGTGGATCTCCGCGAGGTTTCCATTGTCGAAAACGGCGCTTATCCGCAGACCAGCGCCGAGGCTCGCACTCATTCGCCGAGCCTTGCTCGGTTGCGTCTGCGATGGAGGACCCTCACGTGAAGCAGCAGGAAATCATTGAGCGCCGCAAGGCCATCGAGACCGAAGTCAATTCCATCCTCGCCTCTGACCAGATCAGCGCCGAGGCCGAGGCCCGCGCCGACGAGCTGCTGAACGAGCTCAAGGACCTGAACGAAAAGCGCAGCGCCGCGGCGCTCCGCGAGCGTTTCGCGTCCCACGCCATCACGCAGAAGGTCGTCGCCGAGAAGCGCGAGCAGACCGAGGAGTGGCGCTCCAGCGGCGAGTACCGCGAGCAGTTCCTCGGCTGGCTGAAGGGTGGCCGTGCGCCCGAGCAGCGCGAGCTCATCACCAGCGCGAACTCCAACATCCTCATCCCCAAGCTGTACGAGGACGGGATCCTGAAGTACATGATGGCGCAGAGCGTCATCCGCAACCTGGCGGACCTCCGCACCGGCATCCAGGGCTACGCGACCCTCCGCTACAACACCCTGGCCACCGCCGACTACACCTCGGCCTGGACCCAGCCGGACACCGGCACGACCGCCCGCACCAGCATCGACCCCGGCTTCGCCGAGGTGCCGCTGGCTCCGGTCCCGTGCCTCCCCTACACGCAGGTTTCGCAGCAGCTCATGCGCCAGGCAAACTTCGATGTCGAGGCGGAGGTGATGGACAACCTCCAGCGCCAGATGTCGAAGAACACCGAGTGGGGCTACATCGGCGGCACCGGCACCAACGCGCCGAAGGGCATCTTTACGGTCAACGCCAACGTGAACATCACGACCGCGACCTCGGCCAGCACGACCCGTGCTGCCGCGATCACGGCTGGTGCGACGCTCGCCAATCTGCGCGAAATGCGCTACACGAAGCTCCCCGCTGCGTACTGGGGCTCCTCGGCGTGGATCATTCCGCAGGACGTGTACGCGACCATCGCCACGCTGACGGTGAACAACGTGCCGCTCTTCATCCCGAGCGCGGACGCTGTCGGCCAGGCTGGCGCTGGCTTCACCCTGATGGGTCTCCCGGTCTACGTGACCGAGTACCTCCCGGCGCACATCTCCACCGGCTCCACGGGCAAGAACTGCTTGGCCGTGCTCGGCAACATCTCGGACGGCTTCGCCATCCGCGAGTGGGGCGGCATCGGCATGATCCGCGACGAGATCACGGCGATGTCCTCGGCCCGCGTGATCTTCCAGGGCATGATGTTCGCCAACAGCGAATTCACCCGCGTCAAGTCGCTGGTGCAGCTCCAGGTCACGAACGCCTGATCCTCATCCTCTCATCGGCACAGGTGGCGCTCCTTCGGGGGCGCCACCTGGCTGCGAGGTAGTCCGTGGCGATTGATATCTCCAAGTTCCGCAACTGGGCCCGGCTCTCCTCCAACGAGGACGATCCGGCCATCCAAATTGCGTGGGAAGCGGCGAAGCGCGAGCTGGAGGAGCGCACCGGCTGGTGCGTCGATCCGGTCACGCGGACGCAGTACGTGGCGTCGGCGCCGACCAACGACCAGCTGCTGGTGCGCCTGGAGCGCCAGCCGGCTACGGCGGTGACGTACCTGGACGATGATGGGGCGACCGGTTCCGCAACGCTGGTCACCATCAACGGGATCCAGTACGCGACGATGGCGGACTCGCTGGCCTATCCGGTGGTGCTGACGGTGACCGCTGGCACGAACACTCTTAACCCGCTGCTCGAAATGGCGCTCCTCCAGCGCGTGACGCAGCACGTGGCAAGCCGCGGCGATGACACGGTGGCGCTCCCGAGCGACTACTGGGATCGCGTGTGCGGCATGATGGGGAAGGGCATTGGCTGATGCCTGGGCACGTCCCATCCGGAATGCTGCGCCTCGCCATGACGGCGCAGAACCCGGTACGCACGGTTGACGCGTTCGGCCAGGCGTCGGAGGCGTGGGTGAACGTGGCGGTCCTGCATTGCCATATCGAGGTCGCATCGACAAACGAAACAATGAACGACAACGGCCCGGCAATACGCACCGACTGGCGCATCCTCGCTAGCTTCCATCCGTCGGTGAACACCCGTAGCCGGTTGTTGTTCAACGATCACGGAACGCAGCGCACGTTTAACGTGCGCACGTGCTACGACCGAGACCAGCGCCGTCGGCGCTTGGAGATCGAAGCGACGGAGGTGCTGCCGTGAAGGGTGCCGCTGTAAAAGTCACCGTCGATTCCAAGAAGGTCAGAGAGACATTGGCTGCTCTGCCAATGAGGCTCAATGAATCAATCCGGAAGAAGGCGATCCGCAAGGTGTTCAAGCAACCTGTGAAGGACTTGAAGAACGAGTTTCGCACGATGAACTTCCGCGGCAAGAAGCCTCACCGTAGAGCAATTGCATCGGCCACAAAGCTGCTCGCTCCGAAGCGCATGGGCAAATCAGGATCGCCAATTCGCGCCGACATGGGCGTGCAGTATGGCGCCAAGGGCGGCGCCAAGGCGAAGGGATTGCAGCGCGTGTTTCATTTGCTTGAGGACGGGTTTAGGCACAAGAGCAGGGGCATTCGGCGGTTCATCGGAATTGGACGATTCATTTCGGGAAATCATCGGGCGAAAAGGTGGGCAAACAAAAACGTCTCCAAGATTGGAAGCGACCTCCAAGACGAGATCTTGAGGCTTGCTGCCAAGGAACTAGGAGTTCGCAATGTCTCTTGAAAACATTTGCCGAGCATTGAAGGTGACGCTGGACGGAACCGGATACTCGGTGTCTGTTGGCATTCGAAATGCGGCAACGCCGACGCCGTGCATCGTCTACGAGCTTAACAGCGCAACCTGCGATATGCGGATGTCCGGGCCGACTGGTTTGCAGCATTGGAGCATTGATGTTGAAGTTGCGTGCATTGCAAGCACCGTAGAAGAAGTCACGCAGATGGTTGATTCCGTGATCGCCGAATGGCAGTCCGGACCCGTCAACAGTACGACTTACGACTGCTCGCTCGTCATGGGATCGTTTGCGGTGGCGTTCACCACAGATTCTCCTGAGGACGGACAGCAGGACGGAACACGAATTGGATCGATCAGCATGACGCTGCTCGTCCAGGAGGATTGATATGGCACTCATCGCAGGCTACGGCGGCGCAGTCACGCTCAACTTTCAGAGCAGCTCGGCGGTCACGTTTCCCGTCCGAAACATCGCAATCAACTTCGAGCGGTCGAGCATCGACACCACGCAGCTCTCTGATTTCCGCGAGAAGCGCGCACCCGGGCGCGTCCGCCGCACGGCGACGTTCGACATGATGGCGCAGGACAGCACCACGGACAACGCTTTGAGGCTGCACATGGTTCCGACCACGCTGGCCGAGGCTGTTGGCCGCAGCGTTGCGTTGGCGTTCACCGACCAGGGCTCGATTGCCTACACCATCACCGGGCACCTGACCTCGGCGTCCCGTTCCGATGACGGCACCGGCCCGGGCATGTGGTCCCTCACCTTGGAAGAAGCCTGATGCCCTTTGACCTCACGAAGATCGCCGCTCGCCAGCGCACCGTCGAGATCGACGGCCTCGGCCCGGTCGTGTTCCGCGAGCCGACGCTGGCGGACTACACACGGTCCCAGGTCGATCCGTACTGGTGGGGATCCTGCATCTCCTGCCCGGACGGATCGCCGTTCGTGGTGTCGAATGCCGACCTCGGCACGGTGCGCGCTGACGTGGCTGGGCGCCTCCTGGAGGAGGTCAACCGGCCACGCCCTACGGAGCCGGCACCCGCCGGCTGTGGAGAATCGCCAGCCCGGAGCAACGCATGATGATGCCTGTCGCCCTGGCACGGCTTGAGATGACCACCGAGGAACGGTGCGAGCACCTCCTCGGAGTGATCGCTTGCACCCTGACCGGGAAGCGCCCGCACGACCTTATGCCGTGGGTCCGCTCCGGCCTAGACGAGTTTGCACGGGAGGTGGGCCGTGGCTGACAAGTCGATGAAGGCAGTCATTCGGGCCGAGGTCGACCCGTCCGGCGTGGTCAAGGGCGTCGCCGCAGCGAACCGCGAGCTTCAGAAGCTGAACGCCACCAGCGCCAAGGCGGCGCTGGCAAGCGGCATCAGCGCCACGATTGACGCCGGGCAGGTGGCCTTTGGTGCCATCCGTTCCGCAGTCACCGCCCTGGACAAGCGGGCCGATGACCTGACCAAGATCACGACCACGTTCAACGTTGATGCAGCAAATGCTGCAACGCAGTCAGAGATCGAGAAGTACGCCAGGAACAAGCGGATCGCCGACGCGCTGGCGCCGGGCGTGATTCAGGGCATCAAGAATCAGGACATCATCGCCAACCGCGAAGCCGCCAACATCGTTGCGAATGGCGCCGCGATTGGGCAGGGCATCGCCAACATCCAAGGCATCTCGGCAGGTGGACAAGCCGCAGTAAATCAGGGATTAGACGTCGGTCTCCAGGGCGCTGGGTCCACCACGCTTGACGAGATCCGCAATTTGCTCAGCAAGTGGTCTGGCTGGATGCGAGGGCAACCGTAATGGGAACGTGGTCATATATCGAAGTGGCGGACAGCCGGATCTACGGGCGCACGTCGCCCGGCAACGAGCATTCGGTAGACCTTGTCTACCAAGTGACTTGGACGCCAGCCAACGCCGGTGATACATACCCCGGCGACAGCGGCATCTTTACCAGCGGCATTCCGCTGGTGCGCCAGCGCCTCCCGGCGGGTGTCTACGGCAGCGACAGCTTCCTGAAGACCTACGTTTGCCGTTCCGTCGAGAGCGCACCGGTGCGCGAGGGCACTTTCGTGTTTCGCGTTACGTGCCGCTTCGGCTCGTTTGGGCCAACGGGCGACTTTGGCTACTGCCAGGTGACGCGCTCAAGCTCGATTCGCCAGGCGCAGATGTGGCGCATGGGCGCGGCTTTCCCGGGCAGCTACGACGCTGCATGGCCCGTGTCAACTGACATTGGCGGAACCAAGGTCGACCTGCGCGGCAATCCAAAGACCTATGAGGTGCCGCAGCAGAACATCACGGTAGAGGTACTGTGGGACCGTACCGCCGTTGTTGGAGGTTCAGCTCAAGGCGAGCCGCCCTGGTCCACGTGGTCCGGCTACGTTGGCCAGCGCAACAGCGCCACCTTTCTCGGCGCTGACATTGGGCAGCTGCTCTACCGTGGATTCCAGGCTGCGCCGCTCCAGGAGTGGTACAAGATTCAGCACAACTTCGTATGGGACGCCTGGGGGCACCTTGAGCAGTTCGGCATTCCGCTGCCGACGGGAATGCCCCAATGCACCAGCGGCACCAGCGTGCTCGGCGTGACCATCCTCCAGGCTGACAAGATCGGCTGGATGCAGAAGTATCCGACCAAAAGCGCCATTTCAAACGTGCTCAACGCTCAGCAGTTGTCTGAACTCACCAGCCCTGTCCCCGCGTTCCCCTGATGGCCTACAACGCTCCCAACTTCACGCAGGGATTGCCGGGCGGTGCAAACCGCGTGGTGCTGCGCGATTGGACGCAGAGCGCCAACACGGTCGGCGCCAACATGGACGGCATCATGTGGGCGACGGCCAACGTCAACGCGCCGCAGTACTCGCCTTCGGCATTGTGCGAGATCGTGTCGGCGGCGCTCATCAGCGGCGCCTCCAACCGGTGGACGTACACCATCAAGATCTGGCACCCAACGCCGCTGACCGGGTCCGGCGTGACCGTGCCGACCGACAACACGTTCGACTACACGAACTGCATCAACCTCCGGGAGTGGCACAACACCTCGACGCTTGTCGATGGCATGGACATCACCAGCCCGCCGTCGACCATCGGCCCGGTTGGTAGCCGGTACACGTCCGGCGCCTGGACGACCTCGGAACTGCTCGCCAAGGTCGAGGTGCACGTGGCCTACAACACCGCTGGCGGGGCGTTTGCGTACTTTGACCGACCGAACCCAATCAGGTGCACCTAATGGCAATTGGCGACAACAATCTCCAGCTCGCGTCCGGCATCGACCCGCAAGTGATGGTGCCTGGCGAGGTCTACGAACTCTCGATGCACGTCCACACCGAGGCAGGGCAGAACTTCTCCTGGACAAACTTCACGCCCAAGATGCGCGTCGACGTGGGCACGTTGAGCACGACCTACACCGGTACGGTGGTCAGCGCAGGGGGCGGCACCGCTGGCTTTTCGCTGACTGCCGTGCAGACGGCGACGTTCGCGTCCAACGCCTGGGGCCGGATCGTGCTGTACGCAGATCCGAACACCGGCAGCGAGAACCTGCACATCGCAACCATTGATCTTCGCACGACCAACGAGGTGATCCCGTGATTCAGAACATGATGCGTAAGGCGATGGTGGCGGCAAGTTCCGACTACGCCGTGGATTTTCTTATCGTCGCCGGTGCTGGTGGCGGTGGCGGCACAACAGGAGCCGGATATGGCGCCGGCGGCGGCGGTGCTGGTGGTTTGAATCAAAGCACCTACACCGTCACACCATCTACGACGTACACCATTACAGTCGGCGCTGGTGGAGCGGGCGGAGCATCCGGCAACAACAACGGTTCCGCTGGAAGCAACTCGTCTGCATTTGGCACGACATCAACCGGCGGCGGTTACGGTGGACGAAACGCTTTGGCTGGCGGAAACGGAGGGAGCGGCGGCGGTAACGGCGGCGGCAGCGATGCCGCAGCTACTACCGGCGTTTCAGGTCAAGGATTTGCTGGCGGTCGCGGCAATTCTGGGCAGTCAAGCTTCTTGTACGGCGGCGGTGGAGGTGGATCCTCTGCAGCTGGTTCCAGTTGGAATACAAGCGGCACAGAAGCGAACGGAGGCGCTGGTACCGCGGTCTTTGGCACCACCTATGCAGGCGGTGGCGGTGGCGGAAACACCGGGGCATCTGCGTCTAAATCGCAAGCAGGTTCCGGCGGAGCTGGCCGCGGCGGCTACAGCGGGGTAGTCAATGGTGTTGCCGGAACTGACGGACGCGGAAGCGGAGGCGGTGGCGGTGGAAACAATGGCACTACCGGAGGAGCTGGCGGCAAGGGTGGCGACGGCGTTGTAGTGATTCGGTACGCAGGTTCGCAAGTCGGTTCCGGCGGCACCGTTACCACCGACGGTACCTACACCTATCACACGTTCACAGCAAACGGGACATACACGGCATGAAATACGCAGCTCAAATCGTGAACGATGTCGTAGTCGAAGTGCTTGTCACGCCGACGATGGCGTGGGTGCGCGACAACATCGGCGGCGAGTGGTTGGAATGCAAGACCGACGGCAGCATCCGTGGGTGCTATCCCGGTCCAGGCTTCACGTACGACCGTGCCAACGACGTATTTGTGCCACCGCCAGAGGAGCCGGAACCGGAATGAAGCTCGCCGCAGCCATCCTCGCGCTGTCGCTCGCCGGTTGCACTAACCACACGGCGGCGATCGCGCATTCAGCCATCGACGCACGCCAGGCGGTGGGCGCGGCGATCGTCCACATGGACGCGGCCCGCGAAGAGCTGGACAAACTGCAAACGTCCATCGAGGCGGTACAGGCCCACGTCGCGTACGTGAGCGACGACGAGAACCCGATCTACGCCACGCTGAAGTACGTATCGGTCGCCGGAGTCGTGATCGGCGGATTCGCCCTGGTCTACACAATCAAAAACTGGAAGCTCGTATGAACCTCGCACCCTGGCAATACACGTTGTGGCTGGTGGGCCTGATGGCCATCACCTTTGCCTCCGGTTGTTCCATCGGTATCACCTTCGCACGTAAGCAGAAAGCGAAACCCCATGCTCGCAAGCGCTGAATCTCTCCTTGGGTCCATCTGGTTTGGAGTCATGCTCGGCCTGATCGGCGCGGTGGCCGGCTTCCTCTATTGCCGCAAGGGCAAGGCGAAGGAGTGAGCCGACGTAGGTGCTGTGGTTATGGTCCTAATCCGCCGTCTACGTCGGAATGCGGAACAACGTCAACCGTTCCGACGCCGTGGCCGAATCGCATCTACACAATCGAAGTTTCTGGTTCTTTTGGCACAACCCTGATGCGAGTGTCGATGAACAATCAGGGGCAGGACTGCGACGCAGAACCTGAACCAGATTGTCAAATAGAACCGCTCGCGCTTTATTACATCGAGCGTTGTTGCGGCCAGGGTGAAGTTGGCTCTGCGTTACGCAAAGTCGTGATGCAGGGTAGCACTAGTTTCTCTGGCAGTTTTGAGTTTGATTCCTCTGGACGCACAAGTGACGGTCCGTCTTGCACAACGCACATTCCGGTCTCTTACACCAACACGACGCAATGGCCAGCGATTTGTCCGGCAGATATTCCTGGTCCGACCGTTGTCGTGCGCAAGATCTACGAGTGCTCCAAACCAATTACTAGTTGCGAAAACGGAACACCCGTCTACGGAACAACGTGTCTCGACAATTCGCAAATACTTGTGGAGTTCTATGCGAATCAGGGTGCCACTTATGAGCGCCGCGAGGATGATTGCACAACAAGTCAACAATGTTTTTCCGCGTTCCTTACCGGTTCTGCCATATACCGACGAGCTAAATCCACGAGCGACACGCACGTCGCCGTCGGAACCTACACGATGGTTTGGAGCAGCACGCCTTACGCCGATGATTGCTACTACACCGGCCCAAAGCAAGGTTGCCCAGGGGAAAGTCCATTTCCATCGACTATTGCTGTGGGCATCAAGCCGTGATGGAACGCAAGTGCCACAGATTGACCGACGGTCAATGGCATCAAGTTGAATGCCCAGAAGCTGATCCGCTTGCGTTCGGCCTGGGCGACGTGGTAGCCGGTGCCGCCAAAGCGGTCGGCGTGAAGCCGTCTCCAGGCTGCGGGTGCGAGAAGCGGCGCGAGGCGCTGAACCGGGCGACGCCCAAGATCGTCGCGCGACTTCTCGACGCGCTCCGTGGTTACTGGTCAAAGTGGTGAAACAAGGGAAACTTTCCCTATGCACTTTGCGCTGATCCTGTTACGGTCGGCGGAAATGGCAAAAAGGCCAACGAAGCAGCGAGTTGAGTCTCAGGGGAAGCCGGTCCTCTTGCGCGAAATCGACGCGAGGACGCGCCGCGCCATGAACCGGAAAGAGAACGCAAGAGAGGAATGGTGGATAGTCCGCAACGACGGCGACCCGAAGGGCGTCTGGTCGTTTACACTCGATCCGTACGCAAGTCCTTGGGACTGGAAGGTTAAGATCGGTGCCAATAAGCGTCACGTAGAGCGGCGCGTAATAATTGCGAAACACGATGCCGACAACAAGGGAAAACTGCTTGAAATCCGCCGGATCGTCGATAAGATGCGTCAGGCACCGAAATGAAACAGGTGTCGCTGATCCCAGAGGACGCGTGGAGTCGTTTTACATAACACGCAAAGCAAGTCCTCGTTAGCGGCCATTTCGGTGCGATTGAGAGGCGCACCATGTCAGAGAGAGCGATTGAGAGGACTGCACCGCGTTCTTATGGGAAGACGGCGAACAGCATTCAGGTCCGGGTCGACCTTGACCTTATGGACCGGGTTGCCCGGGTAGCGGCGAAGAACAAGCGAACCATTCGCGGCCAGGTCGAGCTGTTCATCGAGGAGGGGCTGGCGGCCAATCCCCGCCTGGAGACTCGCCGGGACGGAGGTGCAGCGTGAGCGACCTCCTCGCACCGCAGGACCGGGTGAAGCAGAACGAGCAGCTCGTTCGCGCCCTGGGGACCATCGTCAAACAGAACTACGTGATCCGTGTGTCCGGACGCGAGTATCTCACCGTCGCCGGGGCGCAAGCAATCGCCTCGGGCATGGGGCTGACCACTACGACGGAACAGCTCCGGCACGTCCCGGCGACGGATGGGATGACCGGCTACTGGGAGGCAACGTCGACCGTGGTCGACCAGCGCGGCGTCGTGCTCGGGCGCGGCGTCGGCTGCGTGTTCGATGACGAGAAGCCGTGGAACACGCGCCCGCAGTTTGCGCGACAGATGATGGCACAAACCCGCGCTACTGGTCGCGCCCTCAAGGGCGTGATGGGCTGGGCGTTCGCGCTGCTCGGCACCGCGTCGAGCCTCCATGAGGAGATGCCCGAGGAAGCCGCTACGACGCCGCAGGACGGCACGGAGGGCGTTCGACGTCTTCCGACCCGTCCGAGCGCTCCGAAGGCCTCCAAAGGCGACTCCGTGGCGCTACGCGAAGTTCGCGGAGTTTGTGCGGAGGTCGAGTGCAAGGTGAGCAAGGCCGGTACGAAGTACTGGCGCATCGGCATCGAGGCTGGTGAGGCCACCGAGTGGTTCACGAGCTTCAAGCCGATTCCCGAGCTTGCCGGTCGGCTGCTCCTCCTGAAGCTTGTGCCACACAAGGACGGCGTCCTGGTGGAGGACTGCATCGACATGGAGGTGGAGTGATGGCTATTCCTCCGCACACGCCGCTGAAGGAAACGGTTGCGGCTATCGCCAAGGTCGAAGCAACCTTGCGTGATGCCGCCGATGACGTGGCCGTTTTAGTGGGGGTAGTCAAGTCCATGCACGACAAGGTGGTGACTTTGAACCGCCTAGTCAACGAGGAACGAGAACTTCGGATGGCGAGGAAGGCCAAACTTCGACCTGGCTTGCTGCTGCGAAAGGAGGCCAAGGATGGCAAAGCATCACCCGGGTGAAATCTTCGCCCTGGGCGCCGCCCTGACGCCGACCGAGAAGCTCGTCGCGATTGCCCTCGCCGACTACGGCGAGCGGATCCATCCCAGCCAGGCGCACATCGCCATGAAGACGGGGCTTCACCTCGACACCGTAAGTGCCACGATTTGCTCCCTGCGGAGCAAGGGCATCATCGAGACTTACGGCAGCGGCAAGGCGCTGACCTACCGGCTTGACCTCCGGTCTAGGACCGGAGGTACCTCCGGCTTTAAACCGGAGCACCTCCGGTCTACGACCGGAGCACCTCCGGTTTTAAACCGGAGGGATCCTATACACCAAAGAACCACCAAAGAACCACCAGCGGCTACCGCCGCGAATGGGGGGGTGGTTTCACCCTGGGATGGGATCGATCCGGAAGACGTAACCAAGATCCGGCGCTGGTGCCCGCGTGACACCGACACGCTGTGCGAAGCGCAGCGTCGCGTGACCTTGCGCAAGCTCGCCGACCTCGGCATCCGCGTCACCGACCACGCCAGGTGGTGGCGACGCCTGGGCGAGCGGTGGGGGCAGATCGGCGTCCCGCCGTACGACCAGTTGGCGCTGGAGCTTCAGTCGATTGGACCCGACGTGCGAGACCGTGTCTCGGTGCTCGCCTTTCGCCTTGGACTTGGGAGGGTGGCAGCATGATTGAGATTCCGCAGACGATTCGTGAACCGTGGGAACGCAAACTCAAGCGAGCCCAGCGCAGCATTTTGACCGGGTCGATCCCGGTTGACGTGGTCGAGGAGCTCATTGCGATGGTGGTCGCCCAGCACGAAGAACTGCGCGAGCAGGACCGCAAGTGGCGCGAGCGCGAGCGGTTCCTTGAGCAAACGATCGTGCGGTGCGGCGGCGGTTTCGACAAGCGCGGCCTTGAAGGTGAACCAAGAGGCATCATGGTGAAGCATGGAATCCACACCGTGGTGGAGGATTCCCGATGATCGATCCGAGTGGCGTCGGCGCGGGTGCCCGTGGTCGTTCCACGGGCGCCCGAAGCCGCCGTAAAGGCGCTGTAGGCGAAGCGGAGGCCGCGGCTGCCCTCGGGGCCGTCCTGGGCAAGCCGTGGCGCAGAACGGCACAGCGGTGGGGCAAAGCGAAAGCCGACATCGAGCCCTGCGACGGGGGCGTGGGCGTCCATGTCGAGGTGAAGCGTGTTGGTTCACTCCTGAAGCGATGGTCGTGCGCGGTGCAAGAGCACCCGCTAATCCTCGGTGGCGAGTTGTACTGCTGCTCCATTGAGAACTTGGCGCTCATGCTTGACCAGGTGGAGATCCCACGCATCTGCGCCAAGAGCTCGACCGTGATGCGCTACATGGCGCAAGCCGTGCGCGACGCCGAGGATGGTCTGGTGCCAATGGTCATGTGCCGAATGGATCACGGGCCTTGGCTGGTGTGCTGGCGCTACGACGATGACGACCGGCTGACTGCTGCCTTGCGGGAGGCAATGAAGTGAGGCGCTTCCGGTACCAGGGTGGGCTTGGCAAGGCGATCAGCATGGTCAACACCATGCGGTCGCGTGGTGGTTCGTGGACGCGCAAGGCCAAGCAGCACAAGGCCATCGAGATCAGTTGCCGCAGTTGCGGCAGCATCGTTGGCCTGGAGTGCGATCACATCGTGCCGCTGCACCGTGGTGGAACAAACGACCCAGGAAATCTCCAGAGTTTGTGCAAGGAATGTCATGCAATCAAGACGGCAACAGAGTGCTCGGACAGGAAGCAATGATGTTGCAAAACCAATTCGTAAATCAATTCGTGATCGCACTTTAGAAAAAGAAATTTGCAAAATTTCTGACGAAAAATTTCTTGGTAGTGCTGACATAAAGTCCCCCCCATTGGCCCCGAGAGGGGCCTCTCAGGCGGGGCAC